TTTAACTTGTATTGATATGCCCATATGACCTTTTAAAATGAATAGCTTAAAATCGAATCCGTTAACATGAATATTTTTGCGTATGATTTCGCCTATTTCGTAATACATCTTGACTTCCTCCGTTTTTCGTTTTATATTTAACTTGAATTTTATTTCTTAATCGTTTGTCACTGTTACTTGTTGGCGCAAGTAGCAGTTTTTTTATTCTTCATAAAAGTATTCCTTATAGAATATGAATGTTGCGATACTTGCGAATCCTGCAATTGACCATGCTGTAGTGAAGTATAGAAACGGCATAAGTACAATCGCTAAGACTGTGAAGCATAGTACTGCTACTAGGTAGCTTTTATAAGTTTTACTCATTTGTTGTGCCCTCCTTTGTAAATCTCATTAAAATGTTCATCTACAAACTTATGCATCCTTCTTGCGTTAAACCTCCAACGATTAAAATTCTCATCAGGATAATGTACGATACCTTGTGCTCTTAACTCTTTTTCGAGTCTAGGGTGAAATAATAACCTGTCTTTGATTGTTTCATCAGATGCAATTTTTAATTTCTTCTTTAAGTCGCTCATGTTCCATACAGGGTCTAATGAGTAAGCTATTAACTCTTCATATTCATCTTTTGTGATAAGCACGTGTGTTTCAGGTATTGGAACTGTTACGTTTAAAATATGTGGCATTTCTATCTTTCCTTTCGTGTATAATGTTGTTATCAACCTAAGGTAGTGATAAGTATGAAATTAGATCATGATTGTGTTAGACATCTTTTGTTAGAAATTGAAACTAATAAAAAGATTGGTGAACCGCTCACCGAATACAATTTCAAAGATAATGTTGTATTTGGAAAATATGATTTTGAAACTGTAATGTATGCATTATTAAAACTGGAAGAAGCAAAGTATGTTAGTGTTAAATTCGGTTGGGAAGATGGACATATTTATGGTTATACAATTAACGATATAACTTGGTCAGGGCATGAATTTTTAGATAATATCCGAGACAATCACACTTGGAAAGAAGTTAAAAAAGTCGCAAACAAAACCACTAGTATGTCCGTAACATTGCTAAGCAAATTAGCTTTTAATTATCTAACACAAAAATTTAATCTAACTTAAATTCTTTTCCATCTATTAATCCATAAAAGTTATTTTTTAAATGCGGATGTCTTTCAAGCGTCATTTCAATAAAACGCTGGTCTATCATTAAGTCGTAGCCATCGTTGTATTGAATATTAACGGGTCGTCTATTACATTCTTCGTCATAGTAGTAATAGATGACTTTTTTGTTTTGAGCTTGCATTGTTCGTTCCTCCTATTAAGATGTTTGTTTTTCTCCTAAAAACTTATTAACAAAGTATTGTTGTCCTTTGCCTGTTACTTTTGGCGTCTTACTAATTGATGTGTGACCGTCCGAATGTGTGATTGATGTTTCTTTAATTTCGAATAACTCACGTTCCATTGAATACTGTGTAGGCATGTTATAATCCACACCCTTGCGTTTAATAAGGAATCCGTTTTGACGTAACCACTCAAACAATCTGCGTTGCCCGATGTTTATACCGTTTTGTTTAATGATCTTTGCTAACTCTCCAACTAAAATTGATGTCTTAGTAGTAGCTACTGCATCTGCAAATACAATTTTTGGTTTATCACGTTCAATCTTTGTTTCTAATTGATTGATTGTGTTGTTAGCAATTTTTAAAGCACGTTGCATAATCATTTCTGGGCTGTTCCATGCTTTTTCAACTTGGATGAAATATTGTCTTGCACGTTTACCGGGTTCACTACGTTGAATCATTGCGATTTCTTTTGCAGTGTCTAGTGTTAGTGCGTGGTCAATATAGTGAGTCATATTGCCTTGAGCTGTTGCTCTTTTTTGAGCGATAGCTGTGTAATCTGTATTTTCTTCAAATCCGTATTTAAGCATTCTTGGAAACCAATCTTTATATGCCGTCTTAACTTCTAATGCTTGATGAAGTTCTCGACCACTTATTGCGATTTCTCCATTTTCTTTTTCTTGTATGTTGAACATTTCTCCGATGTTCGATTTTGTTTGTAATGCTTGCATTTTATTTCTCCTTTACATTAGCGATATCAATTTGTAGTGCATCGCATATTTTTTTTACTGTGAGGAAACCGGGGTTTTTAACTTCTGTTTCGATAGATCGAATTGTCGAGTTTTGTAATTCTGTTAGCTTCGCTAGTTGATAGCGTGTTATCCCCTTTTCTTCTCTCAATTCTTTTAAGTTCAGCATCTTAACACTCCTTATTGCTTGTAACGGAATTTCGTTATATACTTATCTCAACCCCACATAAACTGGGAGGTGATGGCCTTGCTTATGCGAGGTTTTAAATCACCCTGTGGTTCTATAGATAAGTAAATCTAAATTCAGAGCATCGTTTGTTGTGCTCCATCGCCAACTGAGGCGTTAAAAAGGTATGCGTACTGTAAGGTAGTAACTTATAGGACGCTAGACTTTGATTGAACACCTAAGCTCATTACAGGGCTGGGGACGATACCAGCAAAACTTGAGCTGTTAGTCGTGGCGACTAGAATCAAACAAAATTTCCGTAGCACATGCTTTCCACGACAAAGCATGTGTTTTTTTATTGGAAACAAAATGTTTGTAATGCTTGCATAATATTTATGCTCCTTTCGTGTATAATGTTGTTATCAACCTAAGGAGGTGATAAGTATGTCTGATAAAGAAATAGCTTTAGAATTAACTAAAAGTTACTTAGAACATTTAAATGTGCGAGCGAGTAGTAATAATACACATCATTCGCATACCACTGCTGAAAACACAGAAAAAATGTATCAACATTTCTATAACGTAGTATCTAAACTAGGTAACTCTGGTAAATAGTTTTTATTTTGGAGATGTAAGAGGTCTATTGTCGTTAGTAATTCCTCTTCGCTCCATTTTTCTTTTTCTGCTAGTTCGATGATTTTTACTGCTATTTCATGAATCTTTTTTAAGTCTTGCATTTGTTTTCCTCCTATTAAGATGTGACTTTTTCTTTATTCGAAATCTTCAATTGACAAGTTTTCAATTCGTTTTTGGTAACGATATAAATAGAAGTTCTTTAACATGTTATACATTCTGCTAGCTTCATCGTATTCACTCTCTTTCAAATCAGAATTAAGCGTTACACCAAAAGCTGATAATGTAAGTTTTCTAATGTGGTCGTGAATTTCACTAGCGTATGCTTTGTAATTTTCATAACATCCTATTCCGTGTTGATATTTCTTCAAAGATAATGGATGTCCTAAGCCGAGATTGTCAGCACCTCTTAAACGTTCTGTATAAGCAAACTTTTTATTAATTTCATCAAAATCGTTATGGCTGATTCTTACTTTGTTGAAAATTGAACCTGAACTGATTGGTTTCTTGCCGTTTATAGCCTCTCTAACTTCTTTCGCTATAATTTCTTTCAACTCTTCTTTGGTTAACGTGATTTGTTCCATTGTGTCCTCCTTTTAAGATGTTTGTTTTTGTTCTGTTGACATTTTGGAAACTCTATAAGTAAAAAAAATACCGCACTTATCTTGTGGCAATTCTAGTACTTCAATTACTTTTGCTAAATCGTCAACATTAATTCTAATATGCCCGTTTTCTTTTTTTGAATAAGTTCCTGGTGTCATTCCTAATTTTTTTGCCATATCAGAAATCGAAATGCCTTTAGCAATGCGTTCAGCTTTCATTCTTTTGACGTTGAACTCATACATTTGCTCACCTCCGTTTTTTGAAGTTAACTCAATACTAAACCTAAGTTTCCTAATTGTCAACAAAAATCTCGAAAAATATTTTTTATTCTTTTAAAATGCTAGTTGTTTCCTATATGGAAAAGTGTTATTATACTGTTATAAATAAAACGGAGGTAAATTTGAAATGAGAACTTCAGCGGAAATAGGTAAATTAATCAAACAACTACGAAAAGAGAATAATGTGAATTTAACTGATTTTGCAACTAAGATAGGTGTCAATAAATCTACCTTATCCCGATATGAAAACGGTAGCAGAAAAATACCTATGGAGGATATAGCTGAGATTGCCAATGCATTGAAAGTTACCCCAGAATATTTACTATTAAAAAATAGACAAACAGAAAACGAAGTACAACATCGTGCAGCTCATTTAGAAGGAGAATTAACTGATGACGAGTGGCAAAGAGTTTTAGATTATGCAGATTATATAAGAAGTAAACGTAAGTAAAGGATGTATCAGATGGGATTATATGAAGAAACTTTAATACAACATGATTATATTGAAATAAGAGAGGCTGATGTACTTCCAGATAATTTAGACGGGTTATGGTTAGGAGATTTAATTTTAATAAAGCGTGGTTTATCAGATAGAGAAAAAGCAGGAATTCTCTTCGAAGAATTAGCGCATAATAAACTTACATACGGTGATATAGCCGATTACTCGAATTTCAACAATCGCAAGTTCGAAAATTACGCAAGACGACACGGCTTTATCTCAGCTGTTCCATTACGCGAAATTGTAGAAGCTTATAATTATGGCGTACGTAACTTGTATGAGTTGTCTGAGTATCTACAATTAAGCGAAGAATACATATTAGAAGCAATAGAACAATACAAAAAGATATATGGTATTGGTACCCACTACGGCGAGTATTCTATTACATTTGAGCCGTTGAGAGTTTTTAAATATAAGGAAATATAAGCAAAGGAGAAATGAAAATGAAAAGATTATTAGGTTTACTATTAGCAAGTACGTTGGTGTTAGGCGCATGTGGTAGTAACGATACAGACAAAAAAGAAGAAAGTAAAAAAACAGAAACAAAGAAAGAGAACAAAGATAAAAAGAAAGAAACTAAAGAAAAAGCAGAAGCTAAAAAAGAAAATGCTAATCAAAACGATAACAATAATCAAGTAAACAACGAGAACAACACAAACATTAACAACAATCAACAAACCAATAACACATCTAAGCAACAGGTACAGAAGAATCTTCCAGCTACCAATAATGGACAACAAGCACAACCACGCGACCCAAACGAACCTAGTTACGAAGAATATTTAAATGCTAAAAGAGCCACTGAAGAAATGGAAAATAATCCGGACAAAAACCAACATGCTGGAGGTGGTCCAGGAATGTCGTTAACACATCCTAATCAATCATATGATAGTTTTAGAAAAGAAGTAGGAAAAGCAAGAAGCGAAGCAATAGTTGTTCAACAATAAAATTGAAAATAGTATAAAAATTAGATTTCTTAGTTAAATCGCTTGAACTACACTCTCTTTGATGGTATATTACATATATACAAAACAAGCCGCTGAAATATTTGCGGCAAGCTTCAAATTAGACAAGTCGCTGAAATATTTGCGACATGAGAGGGTGCATCTGCGCTCTCTCTTTTTTTATACAATTTTCACGGGTAGCCCGCCTACCCTTATTATTTTTTGCCAATTTTGAGGAGGGATGTAAAATGTGGTTTGAAAAATTTAAAAATAAGAACAATGAAACGAAGTATAGATACTACGAGAAATACAAAGATCCGTATACAGATAAATGGAAACGTGTAAGTGTTGTCTTGAATAAGAATACAAAGCAATCGCAAAAAGAGGCAATGTTTCGTTTAGAAGAAAAAATAAAAGAAAAACTAAACAACAAGTCGTCAAGCGAATTAAAAACTTTGACTTTTCACGCGTTATTAGATGAATGGCTTGAATATCATATAAAAACATCTGGCTTTAAAGTAACGACGCTTGATAATTTGAAAACAAGAATCAAAAACATCAAAAAGAACAGTTCTCAAAATTTACTTTTAAACAAAATTGATACAAAGTACATGCAAACATTTATTAACGAATTATCAAACGTATATTCTGCAAATCAGGTAAAGCGTCAACTTGGACATATGAAAGAAGCTATTAAATACGCCGTTAAATTTTACAATTATCCAAACGAACACATATTAAATAGCGTCACACTACCAAAGAAGAGTAAGACGATAGAAGATATAGAAAAAGAAGAAGCGAAAATGTACAACTATTTAGAGATGGAACAGGTAATACAGATACGCGATTTTATACTGAACGATAATAACATGCAGTATAGAGCTCGTATTTTAGTTGCTGGGGCTGTAGAAGTTCAAGCTTTAACAGGTATGCGCATAGGTGAGTTATTAGCTCTCCAAGTTAAAGATGTTGACCTCAAAAATAAAACGATCGCTATTAATGGCACTATTCACAGAATCAAATGTAATGCTGGATTTGGTCACAAAGATACTACGAAGACCGCAGGTTCAAAAAGAAAAATCGCCATCAATTCAAGGATAGCAAATGTATTGAAAAAAATAATGTTAGAAAATAAAAAGATGCAACAATGGGAACCAAGCTATGTTGATAGAGGGTTTATATTCACAACTTGCCAAGGAAATCCTATGCAAGGCAGTAGGATAAACAAACGATTGTCCTCAGCTGCAGAATCATTAAATATAAATAAAAAAGTTACTACTCACACACTAAGGCATACACACATAAGTTTATTGGCGGAAATGAATATATCGTTAAAAGCAATTATGAAAAGAGTAGGACATAGAGATGAAAAAACGACTATAAAGGTGTATACACATGTAACAGAGAAAATGGACAGAGAGTTAGAGCAAAAATTAGAAAAACTTGTGTACTAA